ACTTGAACTAGCTGCGGTTTCCCTTCCCACGGCATCGGGCGTATCATTCCCCACTAGATCAGTGGGAAATGCTCGAGGAGCGCCGATGCCCGACCTGCTCGACCAGCTGCGCGACCAGCGCACCGCGGCCCGGGCCGCGGCCGACGAGATCCTGACCCGCGCGGCGACCGAGCAGCGCGACCTGACCCCGAGGAGCTGGCCGAGCACGGCCGCCAGGTCGCGGCCGAGCGGGAAGCGGCCGACGCCATGGACGCCGAGCGGGACAGGCAACTCGCGGAGGTGCGCGCCGCGGCGACCCGCCGGCCCGGGCCGGCGGCCCCGCGCGAGCCCGTCCTGACCCGGGAGCAGTCGGTGTATGACTGGCTGCAGACCCGGGGGGCGTTCGACCGCTACCAGGATGAGCCGCTGAGCCTGCAGCGATATCTGCGGGGGATGGCGACCGGGGAGTGGGACGGGGCCGAGCACGAGCGGGCGCTGGCCGAGGCGACGGTCGGCGCCGGCGGCGCGCTCGTGCCCGCCCCCCTGAGCGCAAGGGTCATTGACCTGATGCGGGCCCGCACCGTCGTGCTCAGGGCTGGTGGCGTGACCGTCCCGATGACCAGTCAGACCCTGGCCCTGGCCCGCCTGACCGGCGAGGGCACCCCCGCCTGGAAGACCGAGGGCGCCAACATCACCGCGGCCGACCTGACCTTCGACCGGGTCACGTTCACCGCCCGCACCCTGGTCCGCCGGGTCGACCTGAGCGTCGAGCTGTTCGAGGACGCCGACCCGTCCAGCGAAGACGTCATCGCCCGCAGCTTCGCCGGCCAGATGGCCGTGGAGGTCGACCGGGCCGCCCTGATCGGCACCGGGACCGCCCCCGAGCCGCGCGGGGTGCTCAACCAAACCGGCGTGACGCTCACCGATCACGGCGCCGCCGGGTCGGCCATCACCAACTACGACTGGTGGCTGGACGCCATCGGCGCCGTGCGGGCGGCCGGGTTCGAGCCGACTACCCATGTGCAAGCGCCCCGGTCGTCGACCAGCTTGAGCAAGCTCAAGGAGGCGACGACCAACGCCTACCTGACCCCGCCGACCGGGCTGCTCCCGATGCTCACCACGCGGTCGGTGCCCATCAACCTAACCGTGGGCGCGTCGACGGACACGTCGCTGATCTTCACCGCCCAATGGGACCAGCTCATGCTGGGCATCCGCACCGGGTTCACCCTGCGGTTCCTGGGTGAGCGGTTCCTGGCCGACACACTCAGCTACTCGTTCGTCGCCTACCTGCGCGCCGACGTCCAGCTCGCCCAACCAACCGCTTTCGTCGTCGACCGTGGGGTGAGGGCATGACCGACCGCGACCTGGACCGCAACGTTGTCGCTGCCGCCGAGTACGCTGAACTCGGCCCGGACTTCGCGCGCCGCGTGGGCGAGCCCGCCGACGTTCGCAACCGACCGGCCGGGCCGCACGAGCTGGCCGACGACGACCTGCTCGTCGGCGAGGTCGACGACAAGGGCCACGGGTCCCGCGTCTTCGTCGCCAAGGGCGACCCCATCCCGCCCGGACTGGCCGGACATCCCCGCCGGCCAGCTCGGGCGGCCCCGCGCAGCAAGAAGTAGGGCCGCGTGTCGTGGTGGGACCGCTGGGTCTGGGACCGGACAAGCAACCGCCAGCAGCTCACCCTGGAGCAGCTGCTGGCCGAGGAGTCCCGGCCGACTGCCGCCGGCGAGCCCGTCACCGTCGAGTCCGCGCTGCGCCTGAGCACGGTTTGGGGTTGCGTCAGACTGCTCAGTGACAGCGTCTCGACGTTGCCGTTGCATGTCTGCCGCGGCGACGACCGCGACCCCATCCCAACCCCGCCGCTGCTGCAGCGCCCATCGGCCGACTTCCCCGAGCTGGCCGATTGGTTGTGGGCCGTGATGGCGTCGCTGCTGCTGCGCGGGAACGCCTGGGGGGTCATCACCGACCGCCGCGGCGCCGGGCTGCTGCCCGCCCAGGTCGACCTCGTCCACCCCGACCGGGTGGCCGTGACCACCGACGGCGACGGGCTGCGCGTCATCAGGGTGAACGGCGAGGAGGTCAACCCCGCCGACGTCTTCCACGTCAAAGCCTATCCGTGGCCCGGGCAGCTGGAAGGACTCTCCCCGATCGCCTACGCCCGCGAGTCCATCGGGCTCGGGCTGGCTGCCGAGAAGTACGGCGCCAGGTTCTTTGGCGACTCGGCCATCCCGTCCGGGGTTATCACGTCCGACCAGCGCATCGGCAGGGAAGCGGCGTTGCTCATGAAGGCGGAATGGCGCAACCGGCACGGCCGCAAGCAACGCGATGTCGCCGTGCTCGGGTCCGGGGCCCGCTTCCAGCCCATCACCATCAACCCCGACGAAGCCCAATTCCTGGGCACCATCAAGGCGAACGTCTCGACCATCTGCCGGTTCTATGGGGTGCCGCCCGTGATGATGGCCGGCGAAACCGGCGGGCATGAGGACTACTCGTCACCCGAGATGCGCGGCGTCGAGTTCCTGACGTTCAGCCTGCGCCCGTGGCTGGCCCGGGTCGAGCGGGCCGTGACCGGGCTGCTGCCCAGCACGCAACGCGCCAAGTTCAACCCGGGCGGGTTCGTCCGGGCCACCCTGCGCGACCGCTACGAAGCCCACAAGGTCGCCATCGAAGCGGGGTTCCTGACCCGCAACGAAGTCCGCGAGCTGGAGGACCGCCCACCCCTGCCACCCGACCAGCTAGGGGGCATCGCATGAACCGCGTCGAGTACCCGGCCACCCTCCACCTGCGCGACGGCGGCGACGGCCGCGTCGTCGAGGGCGTCCTGCTGCCGTGGGGTGTTGAGGCTCGCGTGCTCGACCGGGGCCGGCTCGTCGTTGAGACGTTCGAGCGCGGCGCCCTGGCCGGCGCCGACCCCGCCCGGATCCCGCTCACCGCCACCCATCCCCGCGACAACCAGCAGCTGCCCATCGGGGTGACCGTCGAGCTGGAAGAGCGCCAAGACGCCGCCTGGGGCGCCTGGCGGGTATCCAAGACGCTGATCGGCGACGAGGTGCTGGAGCTGGCCCGCGACGGCGTGCCGCTCGGGCTGTCAGTCGGTTTCTTGGAAGTTCCGGGTGGTAACCGCTGGTCTCTCGACCGCCGCCGCGTGACCCGCACGCGGGCGCAACTCGACCATGTGGCCGTGGTCCGAGTGCCCGCTTACGCCGGCGCCGGCGTGGTCGGGGTCCGGGCCGGGGGTGGCCCCGGGGATCCGGGGGCTCCGCTGGCCACCCTGGCCCGGCTGCGACGGTAGCCATGGGACACGCCTACTTCACCAAGCGGTCCCTGTTCGGCCCACCCAACCAGCGCGCCCTCGTGCGCCGCTGCCTCGGCTGCCGGGTCGTCCTGACCGGCAAACCCGCCGACCGCTGCCCGTCCTGCCAGCAGCAGCTGCGCGAACGCCAACGCCAGCGCCGTAAGCGCCGATGACCCGCACCCTGCTACGTAACTGCATTGGCTGCGGACGGTCGGTGCGTGGCAAGAGCCGCTGTCAGGACTGCCAGCGCGACCACGACCGCGCCAAGCGTCAACGCCGCCCGGATCTCGACGAGCGGGCCGAGCGCCGCCGCCGCGAGCGCGCCGTCGCCGAACACCGCGCCATCATCGGCGACTGGTGCCCAGGATGGGAAGGCCACGGCGCCCACCCCGCCGCCGACCTGACAGCCGACCACGCCGTCGAAGTCGCCGCCGGCGGCGACCCCCGCGGCGTCCTGGTCGTCCGCTGCAGGTCCTGCAACGCCGCCCGCTCGGCCAACGTCATGCGCGCCATCGCCGCCAAGCTCGCCGAGGACCCGTTTCCCCCATCGGGGGGCCCCCTGACGACCCCGCGCCCCCCGAAGTTAGCGACTCACACCGCCGCCGCCGGCGGCGACGACGACCCGGGCCCGGTGGCGGCGTGAAAGCGGGCCCCAAGGGGGTCCTGAGCGCCGCGCCTTTGGACCTGCGCCGCTTCCCCAGGCGTGGGGGCGACCGCTGTATCCGCTTCGTCGAGCGGTACATCGTGGTTCCCAAGGGGACCGGGGCCCGCAAGCGCATGAAGCTGCGCCCCTGGCAGCGTTCCATCGTCCGCGGGGTGCTCGACGAGCCGCGACCCCGCCAAGGGCTCGTCTCCATCCCCGCCGGCAACGGGAAGTCGACCCTGGCCGCCGCCATAGGACTGTATGGGCTGCTGGCCGATGGGGTTGAGGGCGCCCAGGTGCTGGTCGTGGCCAGCGACGAGCGGCAGGCCCGCATCATCTTCAACACCGCCCGCCGCATGGTCGAGCTGAACCCCGACCTGGAGTCACGGGTCCACGTCTACGCCGACCGGCTGGTCGAGCCGCGCACCGACTCGACGTTCATGGCCCTGCCCGCCGACCCTGGGTCGCTGCAGGGTTGGGACCCGAGCATGGCCCTGGTCGACGAGCTCCACGTCGTCACCGACGACACGTTCGAGGCCATGGCCGCCCGGGCGGGCAAGCGCGATCGCTCCCTGCTGCTCGCCATCTCGACCCCGCCCAAGACCGGCCAGGACGACAGCGTCATGCGGCGCCTGGTCGACCATGGCCGCGAGCACGCGGACCCTAGCTTCTTCTTCCGCGAGTTCGCCGCCCCGGCCGGCTGCGCCGTCGATGACGAAGACGCCTGGGCCATCGCCAACCCCGCGCTCGACGACTTCCTGCACCGTGACGCGCTGCGGGCCACCCTGCCGCCCAAGATGCGCGAGAACGCCTTTCGCCGCTACCGGCTGGGCCAGTGGGTCGCGCAGGATGACGCTTGGCTGCCCGATGGCGCCTGGGCCCGCTGCGCCGACGCGACCCGCGTGGTACCGGACCAGGTCGACGTCGTGGCCGCCTTCGATGGCAGCTTCAGTAGGGATTGTTCGGTTCTGGCCCTGGCCACCATCGAACCCCGCCCGCACGTCTGGCTCGAACGCATCTGGGAAGCGCCCGAGGGCCGCCGCGACTGGCGCGTGCCCGTGGTCGAGGTCGAGGACGCCATACGGGC